GCGCTCCTCGCTTGCAAGCCCGAGCGACACGACCGCCGCATCCAGCACGACGCAGGGACTGCCGATCAAGGCTCCCACGGCGCCAGCATCCTCGGTCCCGGCAAGTCCGCGCAGCAGGCCCGAAAGCCGCCAGCGTTTTGGCGCGATCTCGGTTGCAGACAGAAAGCCGATGATTTCCCACACGCCGTTCCGCGCCTTAACGGCGATCCGGTTTTCGCCGGACAGGACTGCCAGTTCCGCCGCCGAAGCCAGTCCGCCGAAATGGAGATCCAGTTCCAAAATGCTCGCATGATCGAACCGGCCCGACAGCCCGGAAAGGAGCGATGCAGATAAAGATCCGGTCCGCGCCGGACGATCGAGCGTCACGCGCATGCGATATCCCTCACTCGTGGCGGAAGACGAGATCGCCATACGCCTCCAGGGCCTGCAATAGCCGGCCACACAGGCAAAATCTTCGGGGTCGGCATCCGTCAGCTGCGGCAAATCCATGAAATGCAGGAGAGGCTGAAACGCATCCGACACACCGCCGCCACCCGTATTCCCCCGGCCGCCCGCCACATGCGTTCCTGAAGGCGGAAGCGCCACATGATGCCGCGCCTCGATCCGGCGAACAGCCCCGTCCTCGATCCGCTCGACCACGAATATCCCATCCGGTCCGTCGACAAGCCGGATCGCGTCACCCGTCTCGATCGCCTGCTCGGCCGGAGAGATCGAGAAACTCAATACCCGCCGCGCAATACGGCTTGCCCGCAACGCAGCTTCGACCGCCCCAATCGCCGTTTCCTCGGAAAGTGTCGCCGGCAGATCGTAACCGAGCACACGCCGACCTTCTGCCGCGATGGGGCGCGAGCGCACGCTCGCCTGCTCATAGTCCAAGACCGGATTGTAAAAAGTCAGCGCCGCCTCGGCGGGGAAGTCACTGTCATGCCCCCGGTTTTCCGTCCACATCGGCTCACCCTCGATATCAGCCAATACCGAGATTTCATGCGGCTCAAGGCTTGCCGCCTGCCGCGAGCGAAACCTGATCCTGCCCGCATCCTCGACCGCATCGATCTGGAAGGCCTCCATCAACGGCTCGATCAAGGCCCGTGCCGACGTCAGCTCCGCCTGGACATATCCCGTCAGGTCTCCACTGACCGCCGAGACATCGAAATCCTCGATACCGTGATCGGTGAGGATCGCCGCGATCGCATCGGCAAGCGTGGTGCCGCCAAAGCGACCATTGAGCCAGTGCCCGGCCCGCCAGTTGCCACCATCGCTCCAGACAGACAGGTCATCAGGAAATGCGGGCGACGGCCGCGCATCCCAGGTCCAGACGAAGATATGTCCCGGATCGACCATGTCCAGCGATCCGGCGTTACCCTGCCAATATCCGTGATGCGCCTCGAGGAACCGTCGCTGCTGACTGTCCGACCTGCCGCCCGAAGAAAAATAGGGAAGATTGCTTTCCGCCGATTTAGGATCGACAAAGACATTAGGCTGGTTTGCCCCCTTGTCGACCGCCGGGCAGCCCAGTTCGGTAAACCAGACGGGTTTCATGCCGGGCACCCAGTCTGTCGGTGTCAGCCGCTCCGCCCCGTTCAGCCGCTCGAAATGCCGATGCGACCACCAGCCCTCGACATCCTTGTAACGAAAGACCCAGGGCTTGCCCGCAAGCCCATCGGTAATCGGCGAGCGATGGCGGTTTTGCCGGTCGGCATCGCCGGCATAATACCAGTCATAGCCCTCACCGGCCGTGATCTGCCGCGCCATTGCCGCCACATCGTCACGCCCGACAAAACCATCGGGATTAGGTTCCGCGAGATCGTGGTCACGCCAGTCGGAAAGCGGCATGTAGTTGTCGATCCCGATCGCATCGATGTACGGCGATGCCCAGAGCGGATCGAGATGGAAGAACACTTCCCCCGAACCGTCCTGCGGATGATGGCCGAAATATTCGCTCCAGTCGGCGCCATAGGTGATTTTCGTCGACGCTCCGATTTTTCCGCGGACATCTCCGGCCAGTTCGACGAGCGTCTCGACAAACGGAAACCGATCCGCCGCGTCACGCAATTGCGTCAGCCCGCGCAGTTCCGAACCGATGACGAACCCATCCACGCCACCTGTCCCGCCAACAAGGTCTGCGTAGTGCAAAACCATGCGGCGATACCCTTCCTCCCCGCCACTGAAAGCATCGACCTGCTGTCGCGCCACGGCCGACCCGTCCGCCGTCCCAGCTCGTCCCGGCGCCGGATCACAGGTGATCCTGCCCCGCCAGGGATAGGCCGCCTGTTCGTTGCCTCCATAAGGATCCGAAAGCCCATTTCCCGGTGGGATATCCATCATCACGAACGGATAAAGAAAGACCTTCAGCCCCCGCGCCTTGAGATCCGCAATCGCCGCCCTGACGCTATCGTCGCTCGGTGTGCCGCCATAGGCCGGCGCACCGTTATTCCGGCTGACAAGATGCGCTTCGCCACGCCCGATACCCGCCACGGACCAGGGATCGCTCTCATCCCGTCGCGCCTCCACCTCGACGCCCGGCAGGATCCGGCAATGCCCGGCACGCAGGTCCGTACCGAACCACGAGATGACCAGCGCCACCCGTTGAAGGTTGGGGCAAAGCGCCTGCAATTCATCGATCGAAGCCTGCCAGTCGGTCAGGGCTGAAGTCGTGTGCCGGTTGACGATCCGCCCGCTACCCTCGCCGGTCTTTTCCGTGACCTGCCGCGTCTGATAGCCATGCTCCGTCGCGCCCGGAATGATCGTCACCGCCCTGATCTGGGTCTCCAGTCTCCCAACCGGCCGCAGCACCTCGAACTGCAAGAGCGGAATGCGATTGCCGAATACATCCAGCGGCAACCGCTCGAATACGACATAGGCCAGCCCGCGATAGGCCGGCGCCAGTCCTTCGCCCTGTTTCGCCTCGATCAACGGATCGGGCAGTTGCTCCTCGTCGCCGCGATAGACGCGCATCTCGATCGCCGTCTGGTCGATCTCGCGCCCATCGGCCCAGACACGCCGCACCGAAGCGATCGGCCCCTCGCACAACCCGATGGCGAAATTGGCAAAGTAACGGAAGGTCTCGACGCGAGGCCCCGTCGCCTTGCCGCCAGTGCGTTCCCGCGTCACTTCCTCCTCGAAACGTGTCGCCCAGATCAGCGTCCCGCCGATCCGCGCGGTGCCGTAAAGCCGGTTGATCGCAGCCCCCTCGTCAGCCCCGGGAATGCGTGCCGTCCCAAGCCTCTGGCCTGAAATTGTCCGGCTTCCGTTGATCAAGGCCCGGTCGACGACACTACCGGCCAAAGCGCCCGCAGCCCGCCCGACAATCGCGCCTATGGGCCCGAAAAAACCGCCGAGCGCCGCGCCCGCAGCCTGGAAAAGAAGAGTGGCCATGATCTCTCCCCACGCACCCGCCTCACGGCTGGATGCGCGCTAAAATTGTGGTAACGTGTGAATGTTCGGAAGCAAAAGCAGAGATCGCCGCAGCCAGCGCGGCGCATCGGTGGAGACGGGCTCCACCGACTTTGGCAGAAGCCCTGCTTTCAAACCTGGAGGTGATGTTATGAGGCTCAAGCCGATTGGCATTACGCTTATCTGGAGGGTGGCCCGGACGGGCTGGTCTATGACCGTCCGGATACACTTTACCAAGTAAGTCCAAGGTGGGCGGGGTTGCCCCCCCGCTCACCACTTCAGCAATATACGCCAGTCCGCCACCATTTTCAATCAATCCGTGCTTCCGGAAACCGATGCACGGCGGCAATCCGCCGTCGCCATGAGGGCACCAGAGCGGAGCGCGTCACCGCCGCCTGCTCATAGGCATGGATGAAGTGCTGCGGCCCGACAAGAATGCCCGCATGCTTGGCCGCACAATCCAGCCGCCAGCGAAACAGCAGCAGATCTCCCGGCAAGGCCTCGGCAAGCGCGACCGGCGGCCCGAACAGTCGCAGCGCCGCATTCATCAGCCGGTCCTCACCGCTGCGCTCGGCCCAGTCCGGCGCATAGGCCGGTACCGGTTCCGGCTCCTCGCCATAAAGATCGCGCCAGATTCCGCGGATGAGGCCGATACAATCGCAGCCCACATCCTTCGTCGCGCCCTGATGCCGGTAAGGCGTGCCGATCCAGCCTTGCGCCAGCACAACGATCCGCTCTGCCGTCCCGTTCATTCAAAGATCGGGCTGCCGTCATGGACCCGCTCCCCGTCCGCATAGGAATAGGCGAAATCCGCGCCCGGCACATGCGGGAAACCGCGAAAATTCAGCTGGTTCCGATAGCGCTCCCGACATGTCGCGAACGTCTTGTCACAGCCGGCGGTCACGGTGAATGCCCGTCCCGGCTCGACGTCCTCCTCCAGCGGCAGCCAGAGCCGAAGAACCGCAAGCCCGTCAGCGCGCCTTTGGTGCAGATCCACCTCGGCGGACAGGCCGCCCGAAAACAGGATGCGCCCCTGCCGGAAAAAACCATCTGCAAAATCCGCCAGCCCCGACACAAGCAACCGGCTGCGGTCGATCATCTCGACAACCAGGCCCTCGCCGCGCCAGGCCGCCATGTCCACCCGGCATCTGCCGTCGCCCAAACTCGCGTCACAACGGCGGTTGTAGAGCCTGCCCTGCGGCTGGTTCAGCCTATGCGCCAGACTGCGCAATTCCGCGCGAAACTCACCACCCGCCCGCACCACCTCGCCGATCTCGCGAATATTGAGCAACATGTTCTGTTCTGGCACCGCCCAGTTGACGAGAAACAGCTCGACCCGAGCGCCATCGTAACGTCCGGCCACCAGGTCCTTCTCGTCGATCGCAGCGCTTGAAAACCCACCTGCCACCTCATCGGCTTCGACGCCAAGCCCTGCGCCATGCTCGCTTTCGCTTGCAGCAAATCCGCTTGCAGCGAGAAAGCTCGTGCCGTCGAAACCAAGATCGCGGTCGTGATCGGTAAAGCCGATCGCCACTCCGTCGCGCCGCGTCACACGCCAGCAATGGCAGGTGGTCGTCGCCTCGCCATCCAGATGCGTCTTCAGCGCCTGCGGGATCGCCCTCATGCCAATATCTCCGTCAGTGGTATGGTCGGAATTCGCCCGGCATCGAAATGTGCGAGATTGACGTCGATCCGGTCGATATCGAAGCGCACCGGCACGTCGAATTCATAGCCTGCCTCGATCAAGGCTCCGGCCGCCGGCACATACCCTGCAGCAAAAGTCACCATCCCGGTCACCGCATCCACCGAAAAGGCGGTTGTCGGCGCAGACACGCCGTCCACGCAGACCAGTACCGTTGCCCTGACCGGCTTGACGATCCGCCGTGTCCAGCTGCCGCCGATATCCCGATAGGTCTTCACCAGCTGGAACGAGGTCGTCACCCCGTCACCCGTGCCGATAATCTGGTCGGTCGCCGCAACCGTCCCGCCCGGCGGACACGAGGCCCAGTCGACAGGGTCGCGAAAGCGAAACCCGTAGAGCTGCCCCCGACGCGCCTCGAAAAATTCCAGCACGGCATAAAGATCGGCCAGCGACCGGATGCCCGATCCGGCGTCATAACTGCGCCGGCTGTCGCGCCAGCGTTGGTTGCGCTGCTCCCGACCGTTGGAAAGATTGACGATATCGGTGCGCCGCACCGGCCCGCC